ATAGACAAAGAAGAAAGCGTGGCGCTACTGGAACCGTAGGCGGTGGTCCAGCAACACCACCAGTCCCAGGACCATCTTCTTTAACTGTTGCCTCAACAGCAAGAACCGAAGCAGCAGCAGCAGATTTAGCGGTAAATACAGAGCAGGCTGCAACAGCCCAGGCACAGGTTGTTCAGCAGATTCACGATGAAAGTAAATCAAGAGTTACCATTAAGGGTAACACTATTAATATTGGCAAGGCTCGTGAAGATGCAGATAGACTAAGTAAGGAAGCATCTGATGCAGAAGCAGCAGCAGCCAAGATTAGAACTGAGGCAGCAAAGTGGGAAGAGATCGCAGCCCGTGAAAAAGGCAAGAATATGCAGACTGCTGAGAATGCTAAAGCCCTTAAAAAGCAGGCTGATGAAGCAGAAATCAGAGCAGCAGAAGCAAGAATAAAAGCAGCCGAAGCAGAAATTATAGCAGCCGAACTTGAAAACGGTGATGGTGCTGTAGAACAGATAATTCAAGATCCAGTAAAAACTCCAGCAAAGGTTAAAAAAGCAGAGGAGATCATGTCTAACGGAACCGTTGAAGCGGGAGATGGCATGAGACGAATTGTTGAGGGTACAGATGATACAGCAGACTCAACCCTACTAGTTGCAGACCAAACAGATGAGGTTGCAGAGGTAACTGGAGATATCATTCCAGCACAGACAGAAAACCTAGACAATGTGATAACAACAGCATCACTAAATGATGCAATTGTAAAAACTACTGGAGATATTCACGGATCAACAATAGACACAGCAATGTCTCAAGAAGAAATAGTTGCACTACAAGAACAAGAACAGGTTTTAAGAGAGCAATTAAATGCAAATCTTAGACGACAAAGTGATGCTGTTTTATCAGGTAGTGACCTTAGCCCAACAGGTAAAAAGAGACTAACCGAGCAGCAAGCACTAGACGAAGCATTTGGAAGAGATCCAGGTAAAAATGGACCAGACGACGCAGGTCAGAAGGGATATACAAGAAATAAAAAGGGAGAAATCTTATTTGATCCAGAAACTGGTCAGCCAACAACTATGGATGAAAAACAAATAACCAAAAAGAAACGTGGTATGCGTAAGGAAAAGGTTGGAAAGTTTTCTGGTAAAGCAGCAGGAGCATTAGGAACAGCAACAATGGTTGCTGGTATGGTTGGTGCACCACCACAAGTTACAGCAGCATTAGGAACTGCAGCAACAGTTGCACAGTTTGCTCCAATGCTTGCTGGAATGGGTCCAGTAGGTCTAGCAATTACTGCAATCGCAGCAGTTGGTGTGGGTCTGATGGTATTGAATAAGAGACTTCAAGCGTCCTATGATGCTCAAGCAAAGTTTGTTCGTGAAACATCTGCATCAACAAAGAAGATGGCAGAAATCGGAGCAATCACTGGTAAAGTTGGTGCTTCTGAAATTATGGCTAAAAAGAGGGCAACTGGAACCACAAGAGATTATATTGTTAGAGAAAGAGCGGGATCCTCATTTGGAGACACCTTTATGCAATCTGATACTGGTAAAGCAATGTCAAAAACTCTTCAGGCAAATATTACAAAGTCTGGAGCAAAAGAAGCAGCAGAAACATTTGCAACAGAGATCGCAGCATATGTTCAAGATGGAGTTTTAACTGCAGAGCAGGCTCAGGACATTGCATATCAAATTGGTGTTAACTTTAAAGATACATCTCTTGGAATTAAAGTTGATGCAAATCTTTCAGCATTGATCGGACCAAATGGAGAAGATCTTGCAAAAGATCCTATGGTTATTGGAATGAGGCTTGTCCAGTCTGCAGAAAGAGGCTCTTTAAATTCAGTTAAAAGTATTGATGAAGCAAAAAGCCATGGTCTATCTGGAGCAGTAGAAGCAGCAGACCTTGGTGCAAGAGAGGCTGTTGCTATGCAGATGGCTCAGATGCAAGCAGACGCAGTTGCCAGAAGGTACGATGATGAAATCAGAGCATTAGAAGCACAAGTTGCACAAACTAAAAATAAACAAGAACAGATAAAACTTGAAGATAAACTAACTGCTCTAAAAGAAAAAGCATATGATGCAGAATCTCAGATGAACAACATGGTTGCTAATCAAACAGATATGGCAATGCAAAGATTTACTGAAGAAATTCAGCACCAGAGTGTCGTTTGGGATGCTGTAACACTTGGACTGTATAAACTTTGGGGAGCAGGAAACCAAAGAGAGGCAGCATATACTCAAGCGCTCAACGGAGCGATAACTGATAAATATGCAAATACAGAACAAGCAACACAAGCAGCAACAGTTTCGGACAGACTTGCAAAGTATGCTGATGGTAAGACCTTGGGGTTTGGAACAAATAATTATGAAGACGCAGGTTTTACAGGTGGTGGCAAAGAGGCTCAGCAGTTTGAAGTAAAAATGAAACTGTTGATGGCAAATGGAACGCTTACTCCAAACCAAACAACAGCGATGCTTGATTTATTTGAAGGTAACCTCCCAAGACTTGAAACAGTATTAGATATTGGAACAAGAATGCACGGAGCATCTGCAACAGCAGAAATTATAATGCTATTGACAAACTTCCAAGATAAAGAGTATGCACAAAAAATAGCCTTAGAAGTAACTACACAAGACAATGAGTCATTTAAAAAGTTGTCAGATATTTTTGGACTTGCAGCCCAACTTGATGGTAAAGAAATTAACATGGAAGTTGTTGTTACAGAAGTTGGTGGTGTTGCTGGATTAGAATACTATATTGAAAGACTTGACGAACTTGAAACAAAAATAAAGGGCCTTAAAGGTAAGCCTATAACACAAGAAGATGTTGCTCAATTTACAAAAGATACAAATGTAAAGGTAGACGACGGTTTCCTTGACTATGTAAATACAGAGTTTAAGGGTGATGGAAAGAAGCAGGCAGATGCAATAAGAGCCTATACACTTGTATACAAGCAAATTATGTCAATGGACTATGCAAGTGAAGAAGCAAGAGACTACTTTAGATCACAAGCAGGTCAGATGGCAGTTGATAAATTAAATGAACTTAGAAAAGCAGGGACTGCCCCAGCAGATATTGAGACATATATAAAGCAACAAACAGAGATTGAAATTGATGCTTTGATTACAAAGGTAAAAGTCGATCCAGCAGCAGTTGCGGGAACTAAAACTGAAACCTACCTAGGAACTAAACCAGTAGTTGATAGCAAGACTGGCCCTAACGGTAATAAAGATGGAGGAACAAAGAAAGAAGATCCTCTAGCATTCTTAGATTCTCTTGCTATGCGTATTAAGATGGTCAGAGATCAAGCATTCAATGCAAAGAAGCCAATTGAGTCAATGCTTGCAGCATTTAATAGCCCTGCTGCAAAGAAGAATGTTGCCAACATGTTTAAACTGTTTGACGGGTTACAACAAAAACTTATTGCTCTAAAGGTTCCAGAAGAATTTAGAGACTATATTGCAGGACTAGATGCCCAGCAACTTGAGGATTTAAAAAAGGCTGACCTTGACAAAAAGAAAAAGGGACAGCAAGGAATATTCCTTTATGGTGAAAAGAAAGACAAAGATGGAAAAACTGTAAAGGATAAAAAGGGTAATGTTGTTTATGATACTTCAAGAATTGTTGGAATATCAAAAGAAGGTAAGGCTATTATGGCAGCCTACAACGAAGCCCCACTTGACAAATTTAATATTGCACAGCGCAAGGTAGTAACTGACACTGACATGCAGTTTAAGGCTTTTAATAAATTAAAGGCAGCAGGAATAGATACAGGAGTTGCTCTAGAAACTGTCTCAGACTCAATTCTTGCAGCATCCATTGCTTCAAGTGCTCTACAGGGAACTGACTTAAAAATATTCATTGATGATTTAAAGAAATCTGCATCTGCAGCAGAAAAGGCTGCTGTAATGGCAGACTTGCTAAAAAAGAATGCAGACTTTAAATTTAAAAAAGATACCTTCCCCAAACTGGCTTCTTCACTAAAGATTGCAGGTCTTTCTGCTGAAAACATTGCAACAGTTCTTCAAGATCCAGCACTAGCAAAGCAGTTAATGGCAGACCTAGAAGATGGAAAGATAGACTCTAAGGCAATTGCTGATTACTTAAATAGTATAAAAGAAGAAAAAATTGTTGAGATTCGTGGTAAGTTTAATGCTGGAGATTTCGCTGCAGCAGCAGCACCAGGCATGGAACTTGTTAACAAGATGTTTGCAACGCAGGAAGCATTAATTAGAACTGGTATTGATGGTAGATCTCAAGCCATGGTTGCAAGACTCAAAGACCTAAAAGAAGTTAATGAAAACTTACAACTAGATATACAGAAAATAACCTTTAATCAAATACGGCCAATAGAAAAGGCTATTGAAACTGCAACTAGAAATCTTGAGATTCAGGTTACTCGTAGGATTGAGGTCTTTCAAGAAGAAATAAGCGACCTACAAAGAGTTATTGAAATTGCTTTTGAAAGACCTATTGCTGCGATAAGTGCAGAAAATACAATCATGTCTAATGACATGGAAATAATGAACCACGCTGCAGAAGAAATAAATAAAAGATATGACGAGCAAGCAGAAGCACTATCTAAGGTTTCAGAGATTAAGTCTAGACTTGTGGAGCAAGAGCAGGAGCAACTTGATCTAGCAGATGCTTTATCTAAGGGAGACATCGGTGCAGCAGCACGTGCAATTCAGTCCATAAGAGCAGCACAAGCAGCACGTAATGCAGAAAATGCTTCAAAGGCTTTAGAACTGTCTCGTAAAAACAAGATAGATAATTTGCGAGGCCGTGATTCAGGTCTAACTAAGAGTGAGATAACTGAAAGACAATATCAGAATGCTCAGGCAGTGTACGATCTAGAAAACAGAGTAACAACAGAAGTCAACGGAAAGTTAATGACAAGACTTCAAATACTGGATGACATTAAAAACAAGAGCGATGAAATTTATAAACTTGAAGAAGATCGTGAGGCAAGACAACTTGCTATCCGTGCACTTGAAGATAAAATTTACGATATAAATGAAAAACAAATTAAGCCAAAGCAAGATATAGTTGACGCCAATGCTCTTCAGATTGCCATAGATGAAGATGCAATGCAAAACCTTGTAGACAGCATCACAGTACTTGGAAAAACAAAAGATGTTTGGGATGGAATTTCAGCCAAGATTGAAGCCTCATCTCTTGCTGGACAGGATTTTGACGGACTTATGGGAACCATGCTTGCATCTGTTGATGAAATTGACAAGGGCTGGAAGAGTATAGAGAATACACTTAGCAAGTATTCTTCTGCAACTGCAGCAGGCCCAGGTACTGACATGGACACAATAAGACAAGAGTTTAAGACTTCAGCAGCAGCATTAGATGCAGAAGCAAAGGTAAAAGCAGATGCTGCAGAAGCAGCATTCAAAGCAGCAGAGGCTCAGTATAAGATCAATAAAGACCTGTACGAACTAGAACTAAAAGCAATTCAAGCAGCAAAAGATGCAAAGTCTTGGTGGCTTGCAGATATGCTTCAAAATGGATTTAATCAAAAGTGGAAAGATGGAGCACCAGTTGCCCCAGAGCGCACAAGCACAGCAGCCGATAATCCAAATGTAGACTACAACGACCCTACAAAAAATGCTGCAAATGATATTTATAAAACTGGATTGTTTGATGGTAAAACAACAAGTAACGCTGGAGGGAAATCTAGTACTACGGGTACAGGGGGGACTACAGGTGGTGGAACCACTGGTGGTGGAACAACTGGTGGAACAACTGACCCAGTTCCAAGTCCTGGACAAACGACTCCTCCAGTAGTCAATAACCCACCAGGAGGGGTAAAGAAAAATACTAATGCTGATACTGCTGCAGGTACGGCGATGACCCGAGAAGAAGGCGCAATTTTGCAAATGGCAACACCAAAACGATTGCAGCAACTAAAAGATATAGCAATCAACAGACCAAAGTTTGCTCTTAGTAACATGAAGATAAAGTATGGAACTAATACTAAAGATAGTGATACATACAAAGAGTTAAAAGGAGAAAAAAGAACATCCTTTGACACAGACTACGCAGCGTATGAGGCTCTTAAAAAAGAGGCTGATAAATGGACAACTACCGATGGCGGATATACAACTAGTTATGCTGATTCATCTTCAGCAGGTATGGCCGAAGAAGCAAGATTGCTAAAACTTTTACCAGACTGGGTGCAAAAAGCCGTAGCATTAATAGACAAACGAGATGATCTTTTAAAAACAGACTATTCACAATTTAGACAAGTAAGAGACAAATACTACGATGCAAAAGACGAAATGGGTATTGGAGCCAATTGGTCATTTAAAGACATTGAAGCATACAAACCGTTTATGGATAAGTATGGAAGTTTATACAAAGAGTATAGAGCAATTCATTCAAAATTACAGGACACAAACAATGCTACTGACTTAGCCCGAAATAACTTACTCAAGGCTGGCTACAGTGAGGCAAACTTAGGCTGGGCCTTTAAGAGTGGAACGAGTTCTTACAGATTTACCGATCAAACCCCAAAGGGATTTATACCATCTTACGACTTTAAATATTATTCTAAAGGCGGGTCTGTCGCCTCTATGTTTGCACAAAGCGGTATAAGTCTAGGAACAGACACGGTTCCAGCCATGCTTACTCCTGGTGAGTTTGTCATGAGTAAGTTTGCTGTACAATCACACGGCACAGAAAAAATGAAGGCAATAAATAATGGCTCATCAGTAGGTGACGCAGTGTATAATTATAGTATTAGCGTAAATGTTAAGTCTGAGTCAAACCCAGATGAGATAGCAAGAACAGTCATTGCCCAGATAAAGAGCGTTGACGCCCAAAAGATGAGAGGAGTTAGAACCTAATGGCAACTAATGCATATATGGCAGGTCGTAAGAAATATCAAAGACCACAGGCACTTCTCTTTGCAGATAACCAGGGTATAAAGGTAGATGGTTTTCACATCCCTGAAGGAGACGAGATTGGGTCATTAGGAGCCTCTGTAGATGGATATGGAGAGTTTTTAATCCTTTCTGATAACAACAGGTCAGCCATAGACTTTAAACCTCTTAGAATTGAAAAAAAGGAAAGAATGATCAATGGTCGTATGAGGTCTTATCATACTGCAGATAAATTAACATTGACAGTGTCCTGGGATATGTTGCCATCAAGAGCCTTAGATACTTACGCTGGATTTGATGCTAATGGAAATCCAGATCTTTTAAAGACTGCCACAAGAACAAACCCACTAGAGTTTACTACAGATGGTGGAGCAGGCGGAGTAGAACTTCTTGACTGGTATCAAAATCATAGTGGATCATTTTGGGTATACATTGCTTACGATAAATATACAAACTTTAAAGATACATATGAAACTCTTCCAGATGAGAGATTTAATAATACAAACAAGTATAACGAAGTTATTGAAATGTTTTTCTCAGATTTTAGTTATTCAGTTCAAAAAAGAAGTGGGCTAAACTTTGACTTCTGGAATGTGTCCTTAACACTGGAAGAGGCATAATGTTTCAGGACAAGGATTTACTAAATCATATAGAGACAAGTTCATCTATTAAGACACAATCAGCAGTAATTGCTGAATGGAATATGAATATATATACAAATATTTTGGCAATTGGAAACTACAGATACCGCCCAACTGACCCTGAATCTATTTATAGAACTCTTCCGAATACCTTTATGCTAGAAAATAAAAATACCACAACTCCATTTTACTATGGTGCAACCGATGCAGACGTAGTAGTAGATGCAGGGTTTGATGAAGATGATACTCCATTTAAACTTATTCCAAAAAAAGATAAACTTAAACTACTATATTCTTTAGAGGATTGTTTAAAATCTTTTAGACCAAGATCTGGAATCAACAAAGCCGTTTTTCAAGAAGGAAAGTTTTTGCACAATCCCGATATAAATATGGCAAGAAAGCCCAGATACTACATGGCAGACAAAAATGATCCATTTAAATATTGGACATCTTTTAGAACTGAGGGCGGAGTAGAATATGGAACTTCTAACAAAACAATAAACGGAAGACATGTTATTGAGGATACTGCCCCCTTTGTTGTATATAAGGAAAATGTTCCAGCAAATAGGCTTATCGTAAAGATGCAAACCAATACTGGAGACATTGACTCTGGAAGATATACAAACAAGTCATTATCATTTCCTGACCCATACTTTGGTGAACCAAATCAGACTACTCCAAGTGTGTGGAAGGTTCAAGTATTAAAAAACAATAACTGGGTTGATGCCGTTTCTTTTACTGATCAGGATAAAAGAAAAGACGGAAGCCCTATAATTCAATCTGACGGATACGTAGAACTAGCATATGGGCTAGTCTTGCCAAAGATATATTCCGACGTATTTGTTTATCGTGGAGAACTTTCATCTGTATCTCTTAGACCTCCAGTAGGAACAAGAGAGGGAGACGCCTACCTCATTGTAGAAAACTCTGGTGATATTGGAGAGTATCATATCTGGTATAAGGATGAATGGAAAACATTTGTTCCAAATTATGGCTGGAAATTTGAAGAGCCAGTAGTTGATAGTTTTACAAACTTTGTTACTGAGTTAACAGACCCAACAAGTTATACTGTAAGAGGAGAAAAAAAATATAAAGAGTTTGAGTATATCTCTGGAATTAGAATTGTTGTAAATAGCATGAAAAAGTTTGACTGCTCGTTTGATCTAATTGAGTTTTCTCCAAGACTAACTGCTGACTTATCCGATAGAGTAACTTCTTTTTCTTTAAACAAGAGTGCTTCAGACTTAGGGGCAAGCGGAATGCCAGTAGGACAACTCCTTGCTTCTACTGGAAACATATCTTTTTTTGATTTTGATGATTCGTTTAATAAAAATAACACATTAAGTATTGTGGCTAACCAGAATATAAAAAATATTCAGATAAAGATCTATGAAATTTTAACAGATGCAATAGGTATAGACTACTATGTTCCAATAAAGACAATGTACTCTGACGGGTTTCCAAAAATAAATAATCAGTCAAAAACAGTTAGCCTAGATCTTAGAGATTTATATTTTTATTTTGAATCTCAGACAGCACCAGAAATATTATCAACTAATACCTCTGTTAGTGCTGCAGTATCTCTACTGTTAGACTCTATTGGTTTCTCTAACTATATATTTAAAAGAGTTGCGGGGGAGTCAGAAATGGTTATTCCGTATTTCTTTATTCCGCCAGACAAAAGTGTTGCTGAAATACTACAAGGATTGGCTTTATCAACTCAAACAGCAATGTTTTTTGATGAATACAATAATTTTGTAATGATGAGTAAAGACTTTATTATGCCAACCGTATCACAAAGGCCTACAGACTTAACTCTATATGGATCTTTAGATTCTGAACAGGTAGAAGTAATTAAAAACAAAAATACAAAGCCCAAACTGTCAAATATCATTGAACTAACCAGCCAGGATAACCAGGTATATAATGGTGGTCAAATATCTTATACCACTAGACATATAGAAAGAACTCTTGGAACAATCAAAGCAACAGGAATGCTAGAGCAGGAAAGGTTATATATTTACAAGCCAGTACCCCTATGGGAAGTGGCTGGACAAGAAAATATAAAGTCAGTAAACCAAGAAGTATCAACTTCCTCAACCTATGACCTTACCGCTATTCCGCTAAACTCTTATTTGTCTGCCGTTACACCGACTGTGTCCAATGGAAGAATAATCAACAATACAATTGACCTTGGAGAAGGAGTCTATACCCTGGGAAGATTTAACGGCTACTTATATGCCAACGGTGAAATTATAAAATTTGATGCACAACAGTATAATGTTTCTGGAACTGGAGATGTCTGGATAAACAGCAAACTTGAGTATGATTCATACTTTGCGTCTTTGCCGTTTAATGGAAAAATATACCCTACAGGACTTGTAAGGATTTACTCTGAGCCAAACTACGAAGAGATAGATGGCTTGTCTAAATTAAAAAATGGAGAAGTTGCTAAGCATGGACGAGCACAGTTTGGAACATCTATATCAGAACACAATGCTGGACTAAACGAACACTGGTCAAACAACGATAATGTTCGTGGAGTTGAGATGGAATCTAAGTACTTGTTCAAGTTTGATCAGACTCTTCCACCAACAACAAAAAATGTTGCTGCTGGAGTTAACAATACTTTTGCTACAAAGACAACCAGAAATGGAATTATTAAGAATTTTATTTCATCAAAGTATATCTCTGAGTCTAGTGTTAATAGAATGCTTTCAAGTCAGGCAGGAACTACCCAGTCCTCTGCACTTGTAATGAACGGTGGAGGGTTTAAAACAACAGACACTCCTGCAAACTTTTTATCTTATGTGTATAAACCTCTTTCAAATAAGTTTAAGCATTTTGGGACAAGACTTAGAGTTATTGGAAGAATTGAAGATAATGAAAAAAATGGACAAACACCAGTAGGCCCATCGGAACTGTACTCCGTTCAGGGAGAGACTGCAGACGAAAAAATTATTATTGCTGGAGGTGGTGGAGGCCTGGCCATCATGGTTGACCCAAAAACCAATGCAGGGTACTACTTTGAGATAATTGCTTTAGATGCAACCAAGATAAATGATTCTTCAAGGCAGAACGTTCATGATATTTTATTTTATAAGATAGAGGCAAAGACATCAACAATTGCAAATCCTTCAGCACCAGCAATTCCAGTTACCCTATATGAAGGTCTTGCTAATATAATTGTAGATGGTGGGGATTTTACTGGACAGTATAGAATGGCTGCAGAGCAAAATCCAAGCGTCTACGACTTGTCTGTAGAATATCAAGATATTGGATCAAGAAGAAAGTTCTTTTTATATTTAAACGACACCTTGCTCGCCACAGTTTTTGATGACTCCCCATTAAATGTATATAATAATATTGCGCTATTTGTTAGAGGGTCATCAAGGGTTATGTTTGAAAATGTTTATGCTTTGGCCAACAACTATTCTCAGAATACTTCTTTTCAGTTAGACACACCAATTTCAAATGCCTTTGGAAATTCAGGGATAAGCGCACAAGATTCTTTTAGAAAATATTCAATGAGTGGAGCAGTTCAGGCATCTTATTTGACTGGTATAAGTTCTGCCCAGCCACCAAAGTTTAGCATGTACTTCGATGAGTTTGGAACAATCATGCGTGAAGCAGCATCTTTTAATTTTAGGTATGACCTGGCCTATCCAGCACTATATGCAGAACTAGCACCAACTTTTAATAAGTTAAAAACATATGCTGTATCTGGATTTAGAGCAAGATCATACGGTGCAGAGTTTTTAATTTTTAACACAACAGATAAACTATTAAGCCTAGACTCAAACAGCCAAAGTTTTTTGAGGATTAATGGAATAGCATTCACTAGCCAGTCTGCAAATAACTTTAGCGTAGACGATTACTTTTCAAAAAATAGCAATTTCTCAGACCCCCAGTTTGATTCAACAGGTCTTGTAACTGCTGTAAACAAAGTTGCAAAAAATTATGAAGACATAAAGGCAAGCAGAATGCTTTACGGTAAAAAAGATTTTTCTTTAGACGTTCCATATGTTCAATCAGCAGATGCTGCAGAAAACTTAATGTCCTGGTTAGTTAAAAAAATAACAAAGCCAAGAAAATCTATAGGTCTAAAAATATTTGCAAACCCTATGATTCAGTTAGGCGATATTGTAGAAGTAGACTATACAGAAAAAAATATTAATAAGGCTGGGTCCTCTGATTCTAGGTTTGTGGTATACAATATAGAATATTCAAAATCAAAAGAGGGACCAGAAATGTCTGTATTTTTAAGTGAGGTCTTATAATGGCAGTTGATCCAACGGCAAACCAGCCTATAATTCCTTGGGTTTCAGATTTTGGAAGAAGCACTCAAACTAACTCAACAAAAGTTGCCTTGCCAAATGCAGTAGATGAGTTGAGCGATCCACTAGCCTATACTGCTATGTACGAACTTATATTTCAAGACATTGGTGGTCAAGAGTTAATTAATATATCTAGATCAGATGCTATAAATGGACAGAATATTATGTATAGCATTGTTAAAAATCTAAAGAACATAATGCTTGACTACAACTCTAATAATATAATTAAACTTGGTGGTACCTCAGATATGCTATTCAAGAATTTTTCAATAAGGCTTGAGGACAAATTGCCAAAATATGGCTATGGGACCAACGGAACAAACGTTTATCTTGAAGAATACACAGGGGACATTGTGATCAATCTTGTAAACATAGAAGATGAAGAGCAGATAGAGATAGAAATAATCAACCAAGGAGTTTACTATGATGATACAATTAAGAGTTAGGGGTAAAAATGATAACTAATACAGGTCAGTCAATTCTGGCAAAATATCTTGTGGGGCAGGCACCAGCCTATGCCTCATACATTGCAATTGGTTGTGGGGCCACACCAGTGCTACCCTCACATACCTTTTCAAATGCTGAGTTAGAAGTTCTAAAAGCAAAAGATTCTTTAGATTTTGAAATGTTTCGTATCCCAGTAACATCTAGAGGTTATGTTACTGAAGACGGAGTCTCTAAAATTGTATTTACTGGGGAACTCCCAACGCTAGAAAGATACGATATAACTGAAGTTGGTATTTGGTCTGCGGGATCAAACCCAACCGCAAACTTTAACGATAGCAGAACAATTTTTCTATTCAATAAAGATGAAGGCTGGCAGTATAATTCAACTGATGATGTAGAGTTTAGAGCAATTGAGACTAAACTAGATCTAGATGGTGACATCATAACAACAGATAAAGCATTTTTAACAAATGCAGATAACCCAACATTTTCAGCAGATGAAACTAGATTAGATAGGCATGAAGGTGCTAGGTTTTTAAATAGTATGATAGCCCTTAGAGGTGATCTTTCAGATATTTCTGTAGATCCTATAACTGGTAGGCTTAAGGTAAATAATACAAATCCAGACCACCTCATGCTAACAGGTGCAACCGTAGACTTTGATAAGTCATCTCCTAAAGATGAACTAAGGCTGGCTTTTTCAGTAATAAACAAAGATTCTAATAGAACCGTAGAGCCTTACGATGTAAAAATTCTTTTGGAGTTTGCAGAAGGCGATGCAAACGATAGTGGAGAGTATGCAAGGTTTGAAACAATAATTAGTAGTGAAGATGAAAATGGAGATCCAAATCCAGATGTTGATTTTGAAAATCAAAGGTACTTTATTTCTGTTGCAAAGTTTGAAGAAATTAATAAAAGTTCTGGATTTACCTGGAAGGTTGCAGATGTAGTAAAAGTCTATGTAACAATAACAGAAAAAGATCCTGTTACAGAGATTATTTCTACTTCAAATGAGTTTTATGTTTGTTTAGATGCTTTAAGATTAGAAAATATAACAAATCTAAATCCTATTTATGGACTAACTGGATACTCAGTTATAAAAAACTTAAAGTCAAGACCAATTACAAAGATTGCAAATAGTTCAAATCACATTGAATTTAGATTTGGCTTGGACGTTTTATAATGCCAGCCACAAACCCTAGGCCAGATCCAGTTCCTGATGCTGGAATTAAGAATGCTACAGTTTTAAAAGAAGATGTTCCCGCTTTTAGTTCAAACAATTTAGGATACTTCGTTAGATACAGAGTTATCTCTAGTGACAAAAATAGATCTTCGCACTGGTCTCCATACTACCTTTTGCTTAAAGGTATAATTCCAAAAGTGCCTTGTTCTGTTAGCGTTACAGGTACCTCTCTGAAGGTCATTAACATGGTTTGGCAGCACCCAAAAGTTTCAGACGATCCAGATGAAACTGAGATATCTATATTTAAAGAATATGATGTATATATAAAAACTAATCTAAGTAATGATACTTGGAGTCACATCGCTACAGTGCCCTCAACATCATTTACAACACTGGTTCCATCTGGAATATCTTCTTTTCAGGTTGCAGTTCAGGTACCTGTTTATCCTAAGACTTATTCGCCAGATGCAGCAATCTTTACTTTAGTAACTCCGTTAGTGGTATAATTATAGTATGGCAAAAATACCCTTACCTGAGCGTGGTCAACCACTAGATGTGACATATATTTATGAGTTAGCACAGGCAGTAAACGATTTATCAAAAGAGGTATCTCCAGCAACATACGACTATGTAACAATTCAGACAGCAGATAATGGACCACAAAATAGAAAAGCCACGGAGGTCAGAGTTATTGGAGCACTTATTAAAGTTGCAAGCAGTCAATCTGTTACTCCTGGAGAACAACTTAACTTCTCTCATTCTTTTGCAGGAGAGTTTAGATTCCCCCCAATTGTAACAGCAACTGCAATAAATGTAGGACAAACTTCTGCTGGTGCTAGTGTGTCTGTTATCTTGAATGACCCTACAACATCTGGGGTTAGTGGATTTGTTAAGTTTAATACATCTGGTACTGCTTCTCTTAATGTTAATTTAATTATCATTGGCATACCAAACTAATGCTAAAGTGTAAAAAATGCAAAGGTAGAATGTTTTTAGATAGACAGTACAGCACGGTTGGCCACCTTGAAACTTATTGTATTTCATGTGGATCAAGAAATTTTTATAACCAACCAGAAAATTCTGCGGAGGGATCATGGCTACTAAAAAAGGAAGTATTGAGAGCGAAGGCTACAATGTCCTCCCTGTAATTCCAGGGAATAAAAAAGTTTGGTTCTTAAATGGAGATCTAGTCAGAGTACACCATTTAAATAAATCTAATGGAATAATGTCTGTTTATAACATTACAAAAGATCAGATTGAAAGTTGTCTAGTTAGTGATTTTAAAAAGAAAAGAGAGCGAGCATATACCGTTAGAGAGACTGCTGATTTAGTTAATCGACATAAAAAATATATGCCATCACTAATGAAACGAGGAGTCATTCCATTTCCAACGGGATCTCAAAAAGGTGGGGCTAGAGGATTCCAAGTTAGATCATACTATTCAGAATCGCAAGTAAAAGAGATACGTGATATACTTGCTACATACCATATTGGTAGACCAAGAAAAGATAAATTAATAACAAACGATATTACGCCCAGCAAGCAAGAGTTGACAAGAAGAATGGGCGATGGTATACTTACATATAGAAGAACAGAAGACGGACAGTTCGTTCCAATTTGGAGCGAATCTATTTAGCAAGGGGTATGGAATGGAAAACGAAGACACAAAGGTATCTGTTACACTTGGGTACACGCTTAACCTAGGAAATTTTCAATCGCTAAGACTTGATCTTGGAGTAGTTGACACAAGACGTAATGGAGAGACCGCAGATCAGGCTTTTGAGCGTGTCTATAAGTTTGTTGAAGATAAGTTAACTGAAAAGATTAACGAAGCAAAGGCTGAGATTAACGAATAATGGCTGAGCGCAAAGACCGTATGGCTTTGCTTTCAAGATACAGCAAGTATCATACCGCAAGGTACGAATCAAAGCCATCTCTTAATCTAAACGTAGAACAGTGGGCTTCAGATGCCCTAGTTGAATCGTATGGGATTTCAGGATGTTACGATATACTTGAGTATTACTTTAAGGTTGCAGAGAATCCTTCTTGGAATTACTTTGCATATAACGCAGAAAAGATTTTGCAGGCACAAAAAGATAAAAGTAGAGACGACAACGAGAGAGCAGAGCGTAGAAGAATGGCAAAGGAGTGGCTAAGTGAATAACACAGAGTCCAAACTAATTACTGCAGTTCTTCAAGATAAACAGATCCACGTTCTCTTGCAAGCAAACGTAGACAACCTTCTTAGAACTCATGGAGATATCTGGAACTTTATCAGACTCTACTTTGAGAACAACAAGTCTCTTCCACCAACAGAACTTGTAACAGAGAAGTTTAGAGATTTTGCACCTATAGCAAATGTTGGAGCAACAAAGCACCACCTTGAAGAGTTACAGGGCGAGTACTTAAATGATAGCCTTAAAGACATACTAAGATCGGCAGCAGGCAATGTTCAAAATAATCAAGGGGCTGTTGCGTTAAATGATTTAATTACACAAACCTCTGAGTTAAAGAAAAATACTGCAGCAATTCGTGATATTGATGTTACGGATCTTGAATCAGCAGTAGCATACTTTGAAAACTTAAAGGTTCAGCAAGCAGCAGGCCATGTTGGAATTAAAACCAACCTACCAGGGTTTGATAATTATCTACCTTCTGGAATTATGCCAGGGCAGTTAGGAGTCTTTTTAGCATACCCAGGTATAGGAAAGTCGTGGATGGCTCTATACTTCGCTGTACAGGCCTGGAAGCAGGGTAGAACACCCCTTGTAATCTCCCTTGAGATGTCAGAAACAGAAGTTCGTAATCGTGTGTTTACTATTATGGGTGAAGGTCTTTGGTCTCACCGAAAGTTAAGTAATGGAGATGTTGAACTAGATACGCTTAAGGCTTGGCATGCTAAGCACTTACAGGGAAAGCCAGAGTTTCACATCATCTCTAATGATCAGGGTGGAGAGATTAATCCTTCAGTCCTGCGTGGAAAGATTGACCAGTACAAGCCAGACTTTGTAATTGTTGACTACCTTCAGTTGATGGCTCCTAACCAGAAGTCAGATAACGAAACGGTACGAATGAAGAACCTTTCAAGAGAACTTAAACTAATGGCTATTGGTGAAGAGGTTCCAATCATTGCTATCTCATCTGCAACACCAGACGATGTTAATGATCTTAGTGGAGTGCCAACACTGGGACAAACTGCGTGGTCAAGACAGATTGCATACGATGCAGACTGGGTGATTGCTCTTGGTAGAGCATCAAATAGTGATATTATTGAATGCGCTTTTAGAAAGAACCGTAACGGGTTTATGGGAGATTTCCTTGTACAGGTTGATTTTGACAAGGGATACTACAGATATAAAGATTATGAAGATAAGTAGTTATAATATGGTATGCAGCACGAGAATCTTCCTCCTACCTTCTATCACCACAGGCCTATCAAAAAGTTCTACCTTGATGGGGTTATCCATGATGAGTCAGCGCTTGGTAGGCTAAAGGATGAATATATTAGACTGCTTGATTCAGAAATGCGACTTTCAGGATATGTGCCACGGCTTGACATAACTCCAGATTTTACGCTAGACTATAACCACAAGAAAAAATATTTTGAATTTCAACTAACAGTACACGGGACATATACGGGAAGAAGACAAAGCGAATGGATAGCAGGAATAGACGTAAGCACACCAATCTTTATACAAAAGAGCAAATCAAAAGAGTTCTCACGGGAACAGGTGTAACGATTGAGTCTGAGGTTGACTCAGACTATATTATTTTCTGTCCATACCACAACAACAACAGAACCCCAGCAGGAGAAATAGATAAGTCAAACGGAACCTTTTTCTGTTTTGCTTGTCACCACGTTACGGGATTGACAGAGTTTGTTATGCATATGTCTAATAGAACATACTTTGAGGCTGCAAGATTTATCAAGAGCAAAGAAACAGAAACAAGTATAGAGCAAGATGTGGATAGAGCCCTTTATAAAAAACCAGAGTTTACTTTGTTTGATGAGGTTGTTCTCAAAAGACTGCACAATGAATTACTATCTTCTAGCAGAGCAAAAGATTATTTTAACTATAGAAAAATTACTAAAGAGTCAGCATCAAAATTTTCTTTAGGCTACTCAGAAAAGCAAGACATGGTAACTGTTCCAGTGCACAGCCCAGACGGAATACCAATTGGGTTTGTTGGACGATCTATTGAGGGCAAAGAGTTTAAGAATACACCAGGCTTACCAAAATCTAAAACACTGTTTAACTTACACAGAGTTAAAAGTTCTGGAAAGGTTTATATAGTAGAGTCATCCTTTGATGCCATTAGGCTTGACCAGTGTGGCTTTCCAGCAGTAGCAACACTAGGATCTAATGTATCAAACATACAAATAGAATTGCTTCAGAAGTACTTTAATGATATAATTGTCATTGCGGATAACGATGAAGCAGGTGGAAATATGAGAACTAAGATAGTTGAAAAACTTGGTTCTCGTGTGTCCGTAATCAAACTAAATAAAGAATATAAAGATATAGGCGACATGGACGATAAGTCAATTCAAGAACTAAGTTTCCAGTTTGACAAATCAATACAGTCTATGCTAAACTAATATAACAACAAAAAGAAAAGAGAAAACACATGGCAATACTAAGAGGAATCAAAGAGATGGGTCCAGTACTAGATGGCCCAAAGGGTGGCGACGGCCCAAAGGTTAAGTGGCTAAAACTTGCTGATGGACAATCAGTAAAGATTAGATTCTTAGAAGAACTAGATGAGGATTCAGCAAACTATAGTCCTGATCGTGGTCTTGCAATCGTTGTATCAGAACACACAAATCCAAAGGACTACAAGCGTAAGGCTGTAGACACAATGGACACAGAAGGTCGTGACTGGGCAGAAGAGATGCACCGTAAGGATCCAAAGGCTGGCTGGAGAGCACGTCTTCGTTTCTATTGCAACGTAGTTGTAGATGACGGCATTGAGGCACCATATGTTGCAATCTGGTCAATGGGTATCAGCAAGCAATCATCATTCAATACAATTCGTGAGTATGCTCTTGAGACAGGAAGCATTTCAAACGTACAGTGGAAGTTAAAGCGTAACGGTCAGGGAACTGAAACCAACTACACACTAATTCCATCAGCACCAGATAAGGAACCATTTAATTGGGGAGACATCAAGCCTTATCCACTAGAATCTGCACTACGCAAGATTCCATACGCAGAACAAGAAGCGTTCTACTTGGGCTTTGACGGCCCATCTGCCACTTCAGCAACTAACGCTGATTGGTAATATGAACTACGTCGGCTTACATGTCCATACCCATTTTAGTTTGTTTGATGGGATTGCTACTCCAGAAGAATACGTTGACCGTGCAGTTGAGTTAGGGATGCCAGCAATTGCCATCACTGACCACGGTACTTTATCTGGGCATAGGGAACTGCACCGTATTGCA